ATGCAAAAGAAGTGATGAGTCAATTGTCTGCTATTCAAGGCGCAACTGATTCAACTGTTAAGACAATTGGATCTTCCGCATCTGACGCTAAAGTTGGTAGTCAATACATTGAATTAAACAATAGTTATATAACCAATGTTGTTTCTAACTTGGGTGTTATTGAAAATAATAATAATCAAGTCATTGATACCAATTCTTTAATGACTGCGTTTGATGATTATGTTCAACAAGCAACCAAAGGTGAAGATGGAGTACCAATCAACTTCTTCATAAGAGAAATTACTAAATCTGCGATTGTTAAAGCATGGATGAAGAAATTCAATCCAAGATCAAACTGGCAATTTTCTTCTGGTGATGACAGTGAAACAGGCACTGATAAGTCTAAGTAAGTCTGTTTAATCTAAATCAATAAAAACCCCACTATTAATTTAGTGGGGTTTTTTGTTTAATTCTTTAGAACTTGGAATAACAACTTTTTATATTCTTCCTTGCCCAATGACTTACCATCCAAAATTTTGAACACAAAAGCTGCTCTGTTTGTTTCACCGTATGATGATATAACCAATTGTGCTTGTTCTTTTCGTGACGGCAATGAACAAAGTCTGTTATTCACAAAATTATTCATACCATCCACAATCTTGTTGACTTCCTTCTTGGCATCAACAATACGGCTGATCATACCTTTGCACTGCTCTGCCAATTCAAAATCAAAGGTGGTAACAATATAGTTATAAAAAGTGGTGTAGTCAGGCATACCTTGTTCTAGCCACACGTCCATTACTTTTTCTGTTGAACTTAGTTCCGACTTTAGATGATGTAACAGGAGATATTTAGCTGCTTTAATTTTGTGAATAGTCTGACCATTTTTACTATACAAACAGACACCTTCTTTATCCTGCCACTTATCTACATTTTGTAACATATCTGTTATATCAGTGAAAGTGAACTTTTCAGGACGTTTCAAATCAAAGTGCTCGGCGTCTTGATCCAATTCCAGTTGAGTAAACAGACTATAATCACTATGATTTATTGTACCAACTAACTGCCATTCCGGTTCATTTGAATACCGCAGCACAATGACATTGCGGGGTGACATCCATTCAAATAAAATTGAATATTCCCAACTATTGTTCAAATCAACTGGTAAATTTTCAAGTTTCTTTAGAATTGTGTTCTTAAAGATTTCTAGTTCATCACCATTAGCCATAGTAGAAGCATCAACAGTTCCACGGGTACGTAGAATATATTGACCCTTATACTTACTTACGATTAATGTTGAGCCGTCCAACTTATTGACAATGGTGCATTTCTTCAATGAAGTAGGAACCGGAGACAAATCTGGTTGTTCACCCCAGTTAAAGAATTTTGGAAATGATGCACTGATCAATTCACCATCATAATTCCACACACTTGAACGAAAGTGTAAATTATCTTTAGTCCATTTTGCGCCTATGGATTTTGGCTGTACCAACGTGACAACCTCACCATTAATAATATGCTCATGAACCATAAATGATTCACGATCAATATCTTTTTCAATGTCAATCTTCATATTTTTGGAGGAAGGAAACCTCTTCGGCTTTAGCCAAGAGGAGGAATTCCGACCATTTAATTATCTTAACACAACCACCTCAATTTGTCAACCACAAAAATATTTTCACCTTTTTTAACTTTTTTTTGATTTTTGTGAAATCCTACGATATATATTAACGTGATTACATTCAATACAAAATTGTTGGGTGATACTACGGAGTTGACAAAACTCCTAGAGTATCAACAATTCGTATTTAATTTTGCATCTAAAGAACAATTTACTGAAAAGAAAAATTCGCTCGTAGTCCTACATTCAAAAGTTTACACTGCCGTTAGAAAATTAAATCCCGAAATTCCGTCCCAAGTAATAATCAGAGGAGAACATGATTGTTTGTCTTCGTATAGAAGTATAAAATCAAATAAACATAAAATAAAGAAACCAATTGAGAAGAAAAATCTCTCTATGCGTTTGGATAAAAGACTCTACTCCAAAGATAAAACCGATAAATATGCAATTCGCCTCACTACTACTGGTAAACGGCAATCTTTCAAATTTGTAGTATATCCAAAATTAAAAGAATTGTTGGATAAATACCAATATTGCGATCCACTAATATACGTTGACAACAAAGAAGTCTATATCTCATTTTCATTTGAAAACAAACAACCTCAACAAAAACCGAGATTAGCAATCGGAGTTGATTTGGGAATTCGTAGATCTGCTGCTACCAGCGAAGGAAAATTGATTATTGATAAAAGTTTCAATGAACGAAAACGAAGGTTGAGACATCAAAAAGACATCCTCAAATCCAATGGAACAAAATCTTCTCGTAAAAAATTGAGATATTCTTTGAGAAGAAAAGAACACAATCAAAACAAAAATCAAACCCATTTAATTTCTAATGAAATTCTAAAAACAGAAGCAGATATAATTTGTTTAGAAAATCTCAAGTCAATAAAAGTAAAGAAAAACAAATATCAAAACAAAAGAAGTATATCACAAGTTCCGTTATATGAACTCCGTAGAGTAATAACCTATAAGGCACAGAACCAAGGTAAGACTGTTCTGCTTGTTTGCCCTTACAATACATCTAAAACCGATTCCATAACAGGTAAAGTTGAAGGTGAGAGAAGAGGTTGTAGATTTTACTCTAAAGTTAATGGAATGATATACGATGCGGATATAAACGCAGCAATTAACATTGCTAAATTATCCAAACATCCCATATCACAGACAACAAATCTGACTTATGGGCAGGCGACAGTCAATTCGCCAAATGAATATAAGTCCCCGCTCTTCGGGGCCGTTCAAGCACCTATCCCTTTAGGGTAGGTGTTGTTGACACAATTACTTTACCACAGATTTACAACAAGTCAAGTAAAATTACATTCCAAAAAATCTAACGTAGTTCCAATTGCGTCTATAATGACGAATTGACGTGGGTAGAAGTTTCAAAATCCAATTGGTAACTTTGAAAAAATAAGGATTGAATTTGACGACAGTAAACTGACCAGCTTCCCATTTTTCAATGCGTTGAGGCATAACCGGATCTTACCAATGTTTTGTAGAAAGTCAAGCAGCGACTAGCTTGTATTTCACGCCGTCAACTTCCACAATCTTGCCAACACAACTAGGTTTAGGCTTGACTGCCTGCTTCCACTGTGAGTGTGTCAATTCTTTGCCGTCGTGATACCAATGCTTGCTTCCATCGGAACCTTCAACAGCAGGTCCATCAACACGATGTCGCTTGTTGTCGTGATACCAAATCTTGGTGCCATCAGCATATTCAATGGCAGGTCCATCAACACGATGCAGCTTGTTGTCAACATACCAATGCTTTTGGCCATCAGTCCATTCAATGGCAGGTCCATCAACACGATGCAGCTTGTTGTCAACATACCAATGCTTGTCGCCGTTGTCGTAAACTTTTACAGTGTAGATTATCATAGATTTATAGTACCACGGGTTTACAAGTAGTCAAGCAGCAACTAGCTTGTATTTCACTCCATCCACTTCAACCATCTTTCCGACACAACTGGCAACTTTGGGTTTGACCGCTTCAAGCCATTGTGATTCGGTCAATTCTTTACCATCAAGATACCAATGCTTGCTGCCATCAGCATATTCATGCGCAGGTCCATCAACACGATGTCGCTTGCCGTCAAGATACCATTCTTTGCTGCCACTAGCATCTTCATAGGCAGGTCCATCAACACGATGCAGCTTGCCGTCGTGATACCAATGCTTGCTTCCATCGTAACCTTCAATGGCAGGTCCATCAACACGATGTCGCTTGTTGTCGTGATACCAACACTTGGTGCCACTAGCATCTTCATAGGCAGGTCCATCAATGCGATGTAGCTTGTTGTTCTGATACCAATGCTTGGTGCCGTGGTCGTCAACTTTTACAGTGTAGATTGTCATAGATTTATAGTACCGTAGTTTTGTAGAAAGTCAAGAGATTTTTGATTCAACTCCGTTTTATTTGCAATTCTCCCGAGGCAATCAACTGTCTGATTCTATTGTCTAATTTTGATACCATATTAGAAAAAAAATACAATTGATTTCCAGCTTTATTGGAGTTATATGTGATTTTATAATTTTTAATTAAAGTTACTGTATGTTCATCATTTCTTTCTTGAAAGCCAAAATGTAATCCGCCATACCTATAAGGCATGATTCTATTTTCAATTTTCTTTTCAATGATGCTATACCAAATTCTAATATCTTTTTGATTACTGGAAAGATGTTGTTTCTCCATTTGTTTCACATAATTGCAAAATTCTTTGGAATCCATGCTCATATAAATTAAATAATTTCGTCTATTACTCCATTGGCTAAAGCTTGCGGTGAATTCATAAACCAATCAGTTTTGGTTTCGTAATTTTCTTTGAGTTTTGTCTGAGTAATCTTCGTGTGTCTCAGTGTATGTTGCTCTATAACTTTTTGCAAGCGTTTGGCTTCAATGATATCGTCTTCAATTTCTTTCAACTTACCCAATTTTATGGTACTTATTTGATGATACATGAAGGTGGATGTTTTGTACGCCAGTCGTTTATGACCCGTAATTGCAATCATAAAGCCACAACTCATTGCACAGCCGGTGACGGTTGTATGAATCGGTGTTTTACTATTTTCCATGATGCCCATCAATCCCAAACATTGATATACATGTCCGCCGTAACTATCAATATAAATCTGAATGGGTGGTGGCGTATACACTGTATCATTCAATGCATATAATTTAGTATTTGTAGCATCACTGTGGTTTATTTCAATGATAGATTTTGACAATATTCCTATAGTTGCTAAATCTACTCCACTGGTAAACATCAGTATTCTGTCTTTTGGATCTGGTAACGGCATATTAGTTTTTAGAGTTCAAATTCTGAATCTTTTACTTTTTTGATCACCTTCAACTTAAATTTATCGTCGGTATCCATATAAAATCCTTCACCTCGGTTAAAATTTGTATAAATAGCAGAAACTATGTCTTTTTTTGACACATTATCCTCAGATTCAATGTACGCTTCAATTTTCCAGATTTTCATATTCTTGGAGGAAGGAAACCCCTTCGGCTTTAGCCTAGGGGTAGTTGACGATAACAGACTAATTAAAATATTTTGTTCTTTGTTCTTTGGTGGGCATCAGATACAACATATCTTCTGGCAAACCATGATTGTCTGCCACCCGATTTCCCCAACGCCCCAGATGCCAATCAGCTTTCATCATTTCGTCGTATTCTGGATGTTCAGCATCACGTTCATCATTTATATTGTAGTAGCTACCCCACCAATACACTCTCAAATACGGTGGAAACAGTCCCTTGCATACGTCCACAACTTCCACAAGTCGTTTGGTTCCGTCTTCCTCAAACCACTCATAAATTCCACTTTGATTTGGTTTCATATTTTATGACTTTACCGCTAGTTTACAAGTAGTCAAGCAGCAATCAACCGATATTTCACGCCGTCAACTTCAACCACCTTTCCGACACAACTAGTCACTTTGGGCTTGACCGCTTCAAGCCATTGTGATTCGGTCAATTGTTTGCCATCAAGCCACCAACTCTTGCAGCCACCATTATCCCACTCAACAGCCGGTCCATCAACACGATGCCGCTTGCCGTCCTGATACCAGACCTTTGTGCCATCAGCATATTCAACAGCAGGCCCATCAATACGATGACGCTTACCATCAAGAAGCCATT